GGTCGCGTGGCGTAGACCTCGGTTTCGGTGCGCAATAGGCCGATGATTGTGGACGAGTAAGCTGAGCCTCCGCAGGTAGTCGCTTCGTAGTGGCCCCCTTCGGGGGGTCGCTGCGCGTCAGGCATGGCGGATTATTCCCTTCTCGTCAACGACGAAGCCGTGGCGCTTGGCCCATAGTGCGTCCTTGCGACGGCTCCTGGCGGTGTGCTCACGCACCCGACACCCGCTGACGACAACGCCGAGGTTCGCCCCCGTCCAGTTCCCGTCCTCATCGAAGTAGTTGACGATGCGATTCGCCATGCCGTCCCACTCCTCACGGGTCAACCAACGACGCCAGGTGGGACGAACCACAGCGGGCGACGATGCGACCTCGCGCTCGGCAAATGGACCCAATCTTTCCGTCATGGCCCCTCCACCCGTAGGTCAGGCGTCAGACCCGCCGCTTCGATCACGGCCAGGAGTCGTCGTCGCTCACCGAGTATCCAGCGGATGTCTTGGCGGTCTTGCTCGTCCCTCGCCGTCCCGGTGTTGGAATGAGTAAGCGATTCCAACCGTTCTAGTGGACCCGATGTCTCAGCCATTGTGACGCTCCGTTTCCCGCCAGCGAACGCAGTCAGGTCCCCTGGTGTGCGGCGAGTGGCCCTTATCGCAAATGCCGTAGGCGGTCCCGCACCCGCACGGGGCCTTTTGCAGCCGCTCGATGACCTTGCCCATTTCGACAATGGTGGTGTTCGCTCGGTCCAGTTCTTCGGAGAAATCTTCCTCCATTACTCCGTCAGCCATGTGGGTTCGGGGCTTCCTTGGCGATCTCGATGGCTCGGTCTATGGCGTCAAAGATCGGTCCCGCCGACTTCTGCCGGTCGTTCCATGACCACACATACGACGGTGCCCACGGCCCCGGGAGTGGGAACCCAATGGCCTCCCTTAGAAACCCGTTTGCCCGTGCGTGTGCGTTCTGGGAGTTGGACTCGGACTCGCAACCGTCGCCCCACCACCCCCGCTTGCCCGAGAGCGCCTCACCGAGGCACATCTCCTGCTGACCCTTCGGGGCGGCACACCACCCATTTTCGAAGAGGCGCTCCTTGGCCTGCGTCAGTAGTTCAACAGCTTCGATGTCAGCCATTAGTTCCTCCTTGGTTGATTGAAGTGATTTGCGCTGCGATCCATTGGGCAACAGGCACCGCGACCGCGTTGCCGAGCGTGCGGTAGCGCGCCGAGTCCGACAGTCCCGCCGTCCAGCCATCAGGGAAGCCCTGTAGGCGTTCACACTCCAATGGCGTGAGCCGGCGCACCTGCACCCCCTCCATGACGGCAGAGGCAGTCGTGGTGCCGTGTCCTGTGAGCGTGTCGTGGAGGTCGGCCACTTCCCACCGCTCGGCCTCAAGCCCGCTGCCCTCGGCACCGTGTGGTCGGGTCGCCTTGCGGTAGGCCACTGCCTGCCCACCGCCCTCGGCGCGGAGCGTGGGCCATGCGTCCTTGGACGGTTGGCAGTCAAGCCCCTGCGTATGCGAGAACCCGATAACCAAACGCCCCTCGTCCCCGTGGTGGTCTCCGTAGGGATTGGACGCCCGCAGGGCGGGGACTAGGTGCCCGGCTTGTCCCTGGTTGTCATCTGCGCCACACGTTCCAACGCCATTTGCAGTGAGGGCGGCAACCCCCTCCCCCTCTTCTCGGCTCGGCGCAGAATCCCCGTCGCAGCTCTCGGACTCAAAAAGTACCGAGGCGGCACGGGCCGGGTCTCCAAGACATCCGACAACGAACACACGGCGGCGTCTTTGGGCCACTCCGAAGAACTGAGCGTCAAGCACCCGGTAGGCCCACCCATACCCGAGGTCGGCCAAGGTTCCGAGGACCGTTCCCATGTCCCGTCCGTCCTCCGAGGACAGAAGGCCAGGGACGTTCTCGATGACCACCCAACGGGGAGCGATCTCACCAGCGACACGCATGAACTCGTGGAACAGTCCGCTCCGCTCGCCAGCCAGCCCTGCACGGTTTCCAGCCACCGAGAGGTCTTGGCACGGGAATCCTCCGCAGAGAACATCGACCCCTGGTGCGGTTCCATCGAGCTCCTTCACGTCGTCGTAGCAGGGCACGGTCGGCCAGTGTTCGGCCAGCACCTTGCGGGCGTCCTTGTCGATCTCGCACGACCAGGCGACGGGAATGCCCGCACGCTCGAAGCCCAGGTCGAATCCGCCGATCCCCGAGAACAGGGAACCCACGGAAAAACTAAAACAAGTAGCGGGATCAGGCATCGGTCAGCGTCTTCACGCGGCGGTAGACGTTCCCGCGGGTCCCGGCGTGGCCGAAGAAGAACGACGCGAGGAAGGCGGTCCAGTACCCGACCGGAGGGATGACGTGGTAGGTGGCGTGCAGGACGCCCGCGCCGATCATCCAGAACCAGGCCTCCCACGCGATTGCGAATGGCTCATAGGCGAGATCCTTGAGCGTCCCCGTGGTCTCTGGCTTCACTGGTCCTCCTTCTTCGGTCGGCCGACTGGCAGGTCCACATAGCCCGCTGCACGGCGCTCGGCTTCCAGCAGCTCCCGGTACTCGTCACGGTGGCGATCGGCTAGGAGGCGATAGACCCGCTGGCGTGCCTTTTCGGTTATCCGGCGGTTGTCGACGCCGACCTGCCTACGGGACCGTCCCTGGGTGATAGTGGATAATCCGCCACTTACTTCAGGAGGATTGCTCACCTCAGTACCTCTTCGATCTCACCGGAGATCCAGTCCTTGGGGAACCAGATGTAGCGCTCGGCGTCAGCCTCACGTAAGGCGAACATCCAGTCCTGCTGGGCCATTGACATCCGCCCGGTTTCGGACTTCAGTTCTGCGAATACAACGCGCTCGCGAACGAGCAGCAAGTCGGGGAACCCAGCGCCATCTGCCTGAACTGGCGTCTCGTAGACCACCCGGTCCCCGTGCTTGACGGGGACTGAGCGGAAATGCGCTACTCGCCACTTGAACGCACGGGCCGTCTTGATGACGTTGTCCTGGAGCTCGGCTTCGCTCATCTTGACTAGTTCGGGCTTCACGGCAGCCGTCGAACGTGCGCGTCCTTGGCGCATCGGAACTCGGGCCATTCCTTCTCCCAGTCGTGGGGAGTGCGACTGCGGGCCAGGATCATGAACGCCAGGCCGAACACCCCAGCGACCAAGAGAGCGAACACAACGGCGTAGAGGTCAAAGACGATTCCCCCGCTCATGCCCGGTGCCCCTGGTCCAGCAGTCGGCTGTACGCCTCGTAGCTCTTCTGCTCGTAACGCGTGCGGTCGAACATGCGGTCCATCACGCGCGTGTCGTCGGTTGGGATGTCGGCCCGTGAGCCAGCGGCCTCTGGGGGGTGCGTCTTGGCCCACTCGTTGTAGGCCGACATGTCCGATCCCCAGTCCATGATCTCCATCAAATCCTCCCCAAGAGGACTTGGACCACGCTGCGCTCATCGTCGGGCAGGTCGTCGACCCAGGCATCGGGCGCCTCGCTCGGGCACTCGTGGATCGGGTACATGACGCCGCGGTCGGCGTAGTAGCGCCCGTAGTCACAGCAATCGGGGCCGGGGTCGCGCTTGACGACCTCGTAGCCGAACGGGTCGAGAATGACCCGCACCGCGGCGACGATCGTGTCCTCTCCGTAGTCCGAGATGGTTGCGGTGATCTCGTCGAGAGCCGCCCGGAACCTTCGCTCATCCATCTGAGCCCCTTTCGCCAATGCTTGGATACTACGCCTATTCCTACACTTCGTCAACGGTTGTTACACCGATCTGTTGGATCACGCTGTCCATGCGTCAAGACAATGCGCCTCCAGCCACCCGCCCAACTTCGGGTGCGACGGAGTGGACAGCGTGATCCAGCGGGTCCGTGTCATGGGCAGATGAAACCCCCTTGGACAGCCTCGTTGCATCCGTGCCGGGGCTGCGTGAGCACCGCACAGCCGGGACAGGCCGGCGCGGCGGGAGCAGGGATGCCGCCGACGATCAGCATGGAGATCCCGAGCATGACGCCGAGGGATACACCGATGAAGAACCGCAGGGCCGTCATCCCTTCAACAGCTCGATCATCTTGCCCGCCTGTCCCTTGTTGAGCTTCGCGATGTCACCAGGCCACGGTGGGCAGTGCTGGCCCACCATCGTGGCAGTGTCCGCGTCAGCCATCCCGTTGTCGCGGATGAGGGAGCGGAGGTACGAAAGCTGCTTGCCGGTCGCTGGGTCCGATGGGCTGTCGTCGGACCTCTGAGCCAGGCTTTCATGGAGTACGTCAGCCAGTTGATCCTCGTTGGTCGTCGGAGGGATGAACACGGGCTGGGAGGCCCGGGCACGGCTCTTGGGGCGGTCGCGCTGCATGGCCCGCTCGCCGTCGTCGTCGGGGTCCGCCACAATCCCCAGGATCGCGCTGTACGAATACCGACGTAGGTACGTGATTGCAGAACCTTGATCCTGCGGGGTGTCCTTGGGCATGAACAGGGGGGTCTCGGCCTCCATGAACTCGCCCGAGGCGCCGTGGGAGAGCCGCGTGATCAGCGTCGGCTGGCCGTCCACGATGCCGGGGAACTGGACAACGACCAAACCCAGGTTGGACAGCACCGGGTCACACGCCGCCTTGATGGTCCACAGGTCGGCGTACTTGCTCTTGAAAAACGGGTTCGCCGCGGTCTTGGGGATCGAGACCTCCGACTTGTGGAACTCGACGAGGGCCGCCGTCAGAAACTTGGTGCTGTCGCTGGTTCGTATCATCGTCTCCCACTGTATCCCAGCGGGTCCCACTATGTCAAGGGGCGGGCGGAGCAGGTGGAACGGCAACAGGAGCGGCAGGGGTCGACGGGATCGAGATCCCAGCCCCGCCGGCCAGGGCAGCCAGGGTGACGGTCCAGAGGTTCGCGGGGATCGTCTTGGACATCGCCGCGAGGACGATGGCCCCGATGAGGCCGATACCGGCGAGGACGAAGGCGGCGAGCGCCATGTTCGAGGGCAGTTTCATGGCCCTGAGTCTTGCACGGGGGTGTCGCCGAGTCAGTGATGCGGCGGCGGACCGGGAGGCGAGATCGTGCAGTCGATGTGGAGCGCGTGGCAGATCATGCCGTTCTGGTACTCGAACCCGGCACCGTATCCATCGACCACCTGCACGTCGGTCTTGAGCTGGGTGAGCTCGGCGTTGTGGCCATGCACCACGGCGTAGGTGTTCTGAAGAGTCAGCCAACCAACCACGGCGAGGAACACAAGGATGGCGACGACGAGGCCGACTAGGACCGCTTTGAGCTGGTCAGCCCAGCCCGTCGTCTCTGCGCCGTCCGGGGTGAGGGGGATGCTCACGGTGTCCATAGAAGGCTCCCTCGAGCTGGTCGATACGTTGGTCAATGCCCAACTCTGCGGGTTCGTAGACAACCCCAGTGTCGTCCCGTAGCTCGGGCTTGCCAAAGACGGCTTGCCAGAGTGTCCGGTACTCAGCCTGACGACGCTTGCGCTTGGCAGTTCCGACCCGATACCAACGCCAGGCACCCACGCCGGCGGCTCCGGAGGTGCATATCGCGACGACCCAGTTCGGGTCGACGTGGAGGGACGCGACCATTCAGCCACGATCCCACCATTGCAGGGTTACCCCCCGGGGCGCCACTGAGGCAGTTATGCCGACTGGACGGTGAACGGGTTTGATGTGCCGATCCCCTGCGTCACGTCCAAGACGTTGTACCCCGGTTGCGCCGGGTTCTCAGGATTCGTGAGCGTGAACACCAGCAGGTGCTCGTTGCGGCTTCCAGCACCGACCGCCGAGATGGCGACACCACCGTTGGGCAATGCACAGATGGACATGGTTTCCTCCTTGATCGGAACGGGAAGCGGCGGAATTGCTGCGGCGATGATGTCGGCCATCTGGGCCATGCGAATCGGGTCTGGGCAGGTGTGATTGCCCCAGGCCGGGTCCGGTGTGCCGTCAGGGTTGCAGTGCTGGCTGAACCCCGGTTGGCCGTGCGGGGTGGGGCCAGAGATCGGGAACCCGTAGGTAGCTGCCGACCAGTAGAGCAGTTCGGCCAGCTTGCTTATCTGGGCTGGGGTCAGCGGGTCGGTCGGGAACCCCTCGGTCTCGACGCTCAGGTAGTTCGGATTCCCGGCGGCCTCGGCCCACGCCACCACGTCGGTGTCGACGTATTGCTCAAGCCGGCCATCGGCCGCGCACCAGAAATGCGCCGAGACTTGCGAGGCGGGGTTGTTGAAGTACCCGTAGAGCGACCCGTTTCCAACCTGGACGTGGAGGACCAGACCGAGGACCTTGCCCATGATGCCCCCCGTATTCGTGCTGATGGGCCTCCAGGTAGCGAAAGGGCAGCGCATAGGCCCAGGTTAGTGAACCGCTCAGTCTTCGGGGCGGACTACCGGGGGTTTCAGCGTGGGGTTGAGGCGCATGGCCCGCAGGATCTTCTTGTCCCGCGCCTTCTTCTGGACGAGCTTGGAGCGCTTGGAGCGGTACTCATGGAGGGCCACGGCCTCTTGGTACTCGGCCTCGGACATGACGCCGTTGTAGGTGACCCAGATCGAGTAGGTGTCGTCGTCCATCTTGCCCTGCTCGACCTTCCACTTCGATCTCGGGTCGCGGTCGCGCAGGGACCGGCGGATGTTCTGGGCACGGCCGCGGGCCATGACGATGTCGCGCAGATCCCGACACACCCGGGCCCGGCGTCCCGGCGTCGACTTGAGGGGGGCCAACCGGCGATACCAGTTGTCCATGTTCGGCTTCCACACGACGGCCTGGGGGGGCTTGGGGAAGTCCCACTCGATGACGATGCCGTGGGACTCCATCTTCGCCCCGCGCTCTGGGACCTTGCGGAGCGGGGTCGGCTCCTCAGTCGCCGACATCGAGCACCGCTGGGTCCACGTCTGCCCACTTGGGCCGTTCCTGGTGTCCGGTGTAGGGATGGTCGGCTTCTGTCGGCTCAGGCGGGTCGACGGTGGCGGGTGAGGTATCTGGCGAGTTTTGCGTACGGTCGCGACCCGCTTCGCTCATCGCTTGCCCATTCTCCGTTTGCGCCCCAACCGGGGCTCTTTCCTGACCACCGTCGACCTTGCCGTTCGCCTTGGAGTTCTCGTAGAGCCACAGCCACAGGGCGTCGACCACGGCATCGGTGACGTTGTGGATGTCGGGCAGGCCGGTGGCGATGGCCTCTTTGACCGCTTCGATCTGGACCGTGGGGAGGCGGTAGGCGCGCTGGGTGGTGCCGTGCATCAGGTCAGGGTCCGTATTCGTCGTGTGCCTGCGTCTCATCGCCACTGTGCTTTCAGGTCGATCGGGTCAGGCTCGAAGGGGGCAGGGTCCCGGGTGCAGCGGCCGCAGAGCCGATCGGTGACACGCTTCGGCTCGAATGGGTGTCCGCAGCGACGGCACCAGCGGGTCATGTATCCCATCGTACCCCACCGGGTTGCGGGTTTACAAGGGTGGCGTCGGTGGAGGCAGGGCCGTCTCGGACGGCGGAGTGCCCGGGTACTGCGTAAGCAACTGGTTGTAGAGGGCCTGGAGGCTGCCCGGGGCGATGTTCCAATCGGCGTTGAGCGGGTCGGGGACCGAGGACAGGCCCGAGATGGCGGAGAAGTCGCCCGAGTCGAAGGCGTTGGTGGCCGCCTGTTTGGCCACCTGGTAGCGGTCGAGTTCGTTCTTGGCCGCGATCTGCTTGAGGTTGAGGTGCTGGACCTGGGCGAAGGGCATGTTGAGGCTCTGGAAGATGGCTTTGGCGAACGCGTTGGGGTTCGTCGCGGCCAGCTGGCGGTAGTTGCCCGAGAGGTTGAGGGCGGCGTCGAGGGCCGAGACCTGGGGGACGAACTGCTCGATCGCAGTCAGGGGCGACCCCTGGGCCGGCGCGGTCTCGATCCCGTAGAACTGGTCGTAGGTCACGTTGGGATACAACGAGGTGCCGCCGAAGATGATGTTGGGGTCGATCATGGCGATGGGGGCCGAGATGATCGGGTTGAGCGCGGAGACCCAGCCCCCGATGGTGGCGTAGTTGGCCACGTCCCTGAGCGGGTCCATGAACCGCACGTCGACCGCGTTCACGTTCCCCGCCACGTCGGGTGAGCCTAGGAAGAGGAGGAACTGGAGGCGCTTGGGCAGTCCCGACGACACGCTGTTGGTGTCCTGGACGGCCATGACAGTGAGCGCCGAGGCGCGGAACGGGTGGTCCACGGGGTAGGTGCCGGTGAACTGGAGGATGTGCTTGGTCCAGCCGTAGAACGGCATGAGCTTGGTGAACGTGGCCCGCTCGAGTGGCGTCATGGCCGAGAGGTCCCCGAACACCTTGCGGATGTGCTCCTCTGCCGCGGCGCGCATCCTGGCGTCGGTCCAGTCCAGCTTCTCGTTGCTCACCGGGTCACGGAACGTGCCCTTGCGCTTGGCCCCCATAAGGAAGTCGCTGTAGGCCCAGGCCCGTTGGAAGTCGGCCACCGCGTTGGTGAAGCTGTAGTTGAGGTCCCCCACGGCCTTGAGCCAGTGGACCGGCTGGGCCGCGGCCAGTTTGATGCCCTGCACCTTCTCGATGTGCTCCTCGGCCACCCACCGGGCCGCCTGGGACCCGGCGCGGTGGAGGAAAGCCCGGTTCGCCACGTTGCGGGTCGAGTCGTGGAACGTCTGGTACACGACCGGGTCGATGCCCCGCTGGGTCGCCCCGCGGGCGATTGCTTCACGTGGAACATCGCCCTGGCCCTTCATGATCTTCCACGCGCCGGGGATGGCCTCGAGCAGTCGGGGCGAGGACCGCAGCGCCAGCAGAAAGGTGCCGCCGAAGGCGACGTGGGCCGTGTAGCGCGGGGATAGCCCGAGAATCGAGAACCGGAACAGGTTGGTCGCCTTGTTCCAGGCCCCCTCCATCGGGAACTGTCCCTTGTTCAGCATCTTGGGCAGGGCGTCGGCTACCTCCTTCGGGAGGTAGATGTTGTGGTTGCCGAGTCGGGGCAGGCTGAATCCGAAGGTGGACTGGGGGTCGAAGCGGACCATGTTGAAGTTGTTGCGCATGATCGACTCATAGACATCCTGGAGAGTCTGGGTCTTGGGGTCCCAGGTGCGCAGCACGTCTCCGAACTCACGCTTGATCGTCCGCTCGGCTTCGTCCTGGAAGACGTAGTGCGGCGAGAGGTGCTGGTCTACGAAGTCGATGGTGGCGCGGATCTGGAGAGCTTCTTTGGCCGCCTGGTGGATGCCGGCCGCGATGTCGTGGCGCTGGGCGACGTAGGCCAACTGGCGCTCGAAGCCCCGCGAGGACCGCTTGACCTTGCCCGTCGACGACAGGTGGATGCCGTAGAGGCCCGGGTCGGTGTCTCGGAGGTCCAGGGTCGACACGCTCGGGATGTAGACCACCTCGTGGCCCTGGGCGCGTAACTCGTTGGCCGCGTCGACCGCGCTCTTCCAAAGATCGCGCCGCTCGCCCTCGGTCATGATCTCGTCGCCGTAGGGGCTGGACTGGATGCGCCGGGTCTCGAGCTCGATCAGTTGCGCCATCTTGACCGGGTCGGCGCGCAGGGCGTCGATGGTCTTCTCGGGCACCTTCTCCTCGCGCAGCAGGCGGGTCATGGTCCCGAAGCGGTTGGACTTCTCCTCCTCTGCGATCAGCTTCTCGACGAACTTGTCCTTGACCACGTCGAGCCAGTCGGCGGTCGGGTTGTCCCAGACGGCCTTGCCGTACAGGCGACGGGCCTTGAGGTAGTCCCTGAACGCTGTGCGCATGTCGGGTGTGATGCGCTGCCCGCCCACCCTGCGACCGGTCGCGGGGTCGATCTTGCCTCGTACGCCCTTGTTGAAGTTCTCGAGGAACCGCCGCTCATACTCCAACCGCTTGACCGCGTAGGAGTGGAGGGCGTCGATCTGGCCCGAGAGCCGGATCAGGGCAGGATCATCAGCTCTGCCCTCACGCAGCTTGTAGTTGGCGAAGTCCAGCCGGCGCTTGGCGATGGCCGTGTACTCCTTCAACCCCGCGTAGTCCTTCTGGTCGAGGGCCATCTGGATGCGGCCAACGATCCCGGCCTCGGACGGGTCAGCTGATCGTCCGCCTGTCGGGTCCCCGAACAGGTCCTTGACCTGGTCCTTGATGTCGATGTGGACCGCCCGAACCTTGGCCGGGAGGCCCATTTTGCGGGGCGCCTCGTCGATGACGACCCTCTCCTGGCCGTCCAGCTTCTCCGCGGCGGCCTCCGCCGCTGGGACCATGGACCCGAAATCGTGGCCCAGAGAGGTGGCCTGAGCGTCCCAGGAGGCGATCTCCTGGGTCAACTTGTGGCCCGGCTCCATCGTCTTTACGAGGGCGTCCTGGGCATCCTGGAGGGTCTGGGCGGCTTTGACGACTGGGGACGGTTCGCCGTAGGTGTGGTAGATCCCGATCGAGCCGTCAGGACGGGCCCGGGCCACGTCCGCTCCTGCGGCCAAAGCCTGGTCCGAAACCCACTGGCGGGTCCGTTCCATCGCGGAGTAGGCGGTTCGCACGGCAGGGTCGATGTGGGGGTCATTCGCTATCTGGATCGAGGTCTTGCCCTGGGCGCGGGGGTCCTTCTTCGAGATCAGGCCGTCGACCTCCTGGCGCTGGGTGTCGCTGAGCGCCTGCATGGCCAGTTCGGCCGGACGCATGATGGCCAACTCGTACTCGGTGCCGTGCTCGTTAAGGTTGAGCATCCCCTTCATAAGCGCGGAAAGGGTCTTGCCCATGCCCGTGTGCGCGGTGATCCAGCGGTCCATCGCGGAACCGATGGTGATCGGGTTTCCCTTGGGGTCGACCAGTGAGGCGGCGCGGTTCTTCAAGAACCCGATGTCGCCCACGTTGCGCGAGAGGACCCAGGACTTGGCCATGCCCGGGAGCGAGGCGTCACGCAACTGGTCCGTGGTCATGCCCACCTTGGCCGCGATCTCCGCGGTGCGAGAGGCGTTGGCCGCGGCGTCGATGATGCGCCCTGCGGGGGCGAAGGGGGCCACGTCGAGAAAGCCGACCACTGGATGGGAGAGCACCTCGTTGAGGCCGCCCTGGGTGAACTCGCCAGCCACGTAAACCCCGGGCAGCCACGAGAGGATGGACCCGGGCCCGCTCAGCCCCGCCGCCTGCTCGAACCCGCTCTTGACCTCGTTCGGATTCCCCGACGCGACCCCGCCCAGGATCTCTCCGATGGGCTTGATGACCGTCGAGGGGTGCAGGATCGTGTTCTTGACCGTGTCGACGATGTTGGGGATGAGGTGGTTCGGCGCGAGGCCCGTGAAGATGGAGCGCAGGTCGTTCACCGCGTTGCCCAAGATGTTGGTCGGAGACGGCTTGTCGCCCGGTACGGGGGTGACGTTGTTCGGGTTGTGCGCGGCCAGGATGGCGCGCGTGCGCTCGGCCTGGGACATCGGGGTCTGGCCCGCGAGGACCCGCGCCGAGTCCATCTGGTAGATCGGGTAGTAGCTGTTGCGGTTGATGCCCTGGGTCTGCGCCCACGCCGCCGTCTGATTCCAGCTCGTCGTGAACGATTGCAGCTCGGTCTTGGCGACCATGCGCTAGCCCGTCTGCGAGGTGCCCGAGGACAGCGCGGAGGACGACGATCCAGTGCCACCCTTGGCCGCGGCACCCGGCGCGCTCAGCCCTGCCCCTGCCGCGGTCGATGTGCCCGCGAGGCCGAGATTCTTGAAGATCTGCTGGAGGAAGGCGGGGGTGTTCTGCGGTGTGGCCCCGAACGCGGCGGCGCCCTGGGTCGACGCGGCTTTGTACGCCGTCTCGGAAGCGAGCTCGGAGAGGATCTGCTGCCACGGAGCGGCCTCAAGGAACTGCGTGTTGGCTGCGCCGGTGTTGCCGATCGCGGCCGCGAAGGGGATTGCACCTTGCGCCTGGGCCTCACCGACCTGGTTCATGGCGGCGAACATCGGCTGGGCCGCCTGCTGCTCGGCCGCGACCTGCTGTTGGAGCCATCCTCCCCCACCGGGTATGGCGGCTGCGGCCTGGCCCGCGATCTGGTTGGTCAGCCCCGGTATGGCCGAGCCGGAGGTGAGCGGCATCAGCTGTTGGACCTGGCCTAGGTATTCACCAGCGAGGGCCTGGGCCAACTGTTGGAACGGCGACTCGGGCGCGCTCGTCGCGGCCTGTTGGGGTGTTGGAAGGGGCTTCTCCTTTGCCTTGGGCTTGGCCTTCTCGGGCGGAGTACTGGAGTCGACGGCGCTCTTGGCATGAGACAAAACCTGGTGGATTCCCTCGGGGAGCCCAAGACCTCCGATGTTCTCCAAAAGCCACGCCGGGGTGTCTCCCGGGCCGATCGTCGAGTAGAGGTCGTTACCGGCCGTTGACAATGGGCCGGTTACGTGCCGTTGCAACCATCCACCCAGACCGCCTTCTCCACCACCGCTGGACTGGGACTCGATGTGCTTGATTATCTTCTGGCCCGCCTGCGTCGACATGAGCAGCCGAACGTCAGAATCCGGCACCTCAGGGCCGATGCCCATCGCCTGACGGACGGCGGCGATATCCGGCTCGGTCTTCTTGGCTGCCATCAGGGCGCACCTCCTGCGAACAGCTGGTTGAGGTTGAGGCCACCGGATTGACCACCCGCGAGCATCGAGCCGGGCGACAGCAGACCGATCTGGCCCGCGGCTGCGCCGAGACCCTGCACTTGGGAGCCCTGCTGGGAGAGGTACTGGGTGTAGAGCTGCGTCGGGTCCGCGTTGATACCGAGTTGCTGGAGGCCCTGCTGCCATTGCGCGACGAGTTGCTGCACTGAGACTCCGTTGGCCGCGGCGGCCTGTTCGAGGTTCTGCTGTGACAGGGCGATGTCACTGAGCGAGGTCTGGGTGCCCGCCAGGCCCGCCTGTTGCTGGAGGCTGGAGAGCTGCTGGGCGCGGTTGATGTCCTGGACCTGCCACCCGTACTGCTCCTTCTGCGCGGTCTGCGCTAGCTTGCCTCCCTCGGTCAGCGAAGTACCCGTGGTGGCTTGTTGGGAGTTGAGGGCCAACTGGCCCTGCTGATTGGCCAGCGCGGCCTCTGCCAGTTGTTCGGGGTATTGCTGCTGATTCAGGTTGTACTCGGCGGTCGTGAAGCCCTGCTGGGTCTCGAGACCCGCCCGCTGGTTGGCCAACTGCTGCTGGGAGATGACGTTCTGGTTCTCCCCGATCCCCGCCTGCTCGAGGCCGAAGAGTGCGCCGAGGTTCTGTGACGCCGCCTGTTCGCCCACGTTGGGCACGGTCAGGCCGATCTCGGAGAGCAGCTGCGCCATCGTCAGGCCGCTCTGTGCGATCCCCGGTGCCTGCGCCGCACCGACAACACCCGCGGCTTGGCTCGCCGGGTTGGTGGAGTTCAGAAGTCCGCTCAGCGCGCCGGAGAACCCGCCACCTTGGGCATAGGTCGGCTGGGGAGCCGCGGTCGGGACCTGTGGGTTGGTGTACGGCACTAGGTCACCACTCTCCGCTATTCAGCATGTTGTTCGCCCATGGTGGCCACGAACTTTGCCCGGTCGAGAACGTGCCGGCCTGGTCCTGGAAGGTGCCTGTCACCATGATCATGTCGTTGAGCTTCTGCTCGTAGAACTGGAAGGCGTCCTGCCAGTCGGGTTCTTTGGCCTTGCGCTTCGCCTTGTAGACGCAGTATTCCTCGGCCAGGTCCTCCCAGCCCGGGATGGTGTCGAGCTGGTCCCCGTCCGCCACTGCGAAGACGCACTGGCGGTAGTAGAGGACGTTGAGAACGCCGCTCTGCGCGGGGACGGGGAAGAGCCGGATGGTCAGCGTCGAGTCACCGCTGATCGTCGTGGCGCCGGGGTTGTTCCAGAGGGTAAAGATCTCGGGCCACGCGGCGGGGAAGGACTGGTAGGTGCCCCACGCCTGGTCTGCCTCCTGGTAGCCCATGAAGGAGAGCGGGTAGGTGAAGGTGCCCGTGGTCGGGATGAACTCGACGCGGTAGAGCTCATACATGTCGGTCGGGGCGGCGAAGTTCTGGGTGTTGGCCGCCACAGGGATCTGGTCGAACTTGCGCAGGCACATGGCGCGCCGGGCGATGTCGGCGCAGCCCTGGTTGAGCCACAGGTTCAGCTGGGCGTCGGTCCAGAACATTGCTGTCGATTCATCCAACAGGTCACGAACGTTTGTCCTGGCTGTGGCGAGCGTTTCGGTCATAGCGCTTGGCCAATCCTACGGTGTGGAGGAGTCGATGATGAGGCCCATTGTGTCCAGGGCGGTCAACAGGCTGGCCAGGGCAGCGTTGCCGCCCCGCGAGCCGAAGACCGTCTGCCTGGGGACTGGTGCCGAGCCGTAGAAGGCGAGAAAGGTTGAGGCCGACGCCACGAGGACTCCCGTGCCGCCGCCAAAGCCGATCTCCACCAAGTTCCCGTCAAGGGTCAGGGTGCCCACCGGATTGAAGATGTGGGCCATTTCGGCGGTATTGACGAACAGGGTCCCGTCTATGAAGAAGTCCCCGCCCTGGGTCAGGGCTCCTGACGGATTCGTCTGACCGGCCCCGGTCAACGAGGCGTACCCTCCTGAGCCTCCCGTTTGGAGCGCGTTCGCCCAGCGCTCGATGGCCCGCCAGTTGGTATCGAGGTCGTCTGTCTGGTTCGAGCCCTTGCGCGGGATGAGCAGCTTCTTGAGGTTGTTGAGCAGCGCCATCAGTTGGCCGCCGGCTCAGGAGCGCGGGCCTTGTAGCCCACCGCGACCTGATGAAGGATCGGGGCGGATCCGCTTTCGTTGTCGCCGTTGACCTGGACCACGACGTTGTGCAGGCCGAGAGCTCCGGTCCCTGCGTTGAGTCGGAACACCGCAGGAAGCGGGCCGATACCTGTGACAGTCTCTGACCAGAATCCGATGGTGACCGTGGCCGTTGGTGACGTGTTGTCGGGCGAGGAGAGGACGAGAACCACCTGGATCACGTCGGCCACGTGGCTGCGCGCCTGGACCACCTTGTTGGGCAGGCTCTTCCACTGCCAGTGCGGGGCACCCACCGTGTTGTCGAACATGTGATACCACTGGCCGCTCTGCGCGAAGTGGAGGGGCGCGGCGTACATCTCGTTGCCTGCCGCACCCTGGCTGTACCAGAACAGGTCGATACCGGGCACCTCGCCCGTCCCGTTGGCCGCGGTCGGGTAGAGCACCCACCACGAGCCGGTCTCGGGCAGGTAGCAGTAGTTGCCCGAGAAGAGCACCCAGTCCTGCCAGTGCCCCACGTAGAAGCCGTAGTTGTTCGATCCGATGACGTTCGTCGAGATGTCGTAGAAGTTGTCGCGTAGCTGCGCGCTGATCTTCTGACTGGTGTTGTTCCCGTTCCAAAGCCACGCGCCCTGGTCCTGCGAGCAGTAGATGAGGCCCGAGGAGGTGGCATCCGCGCGGCCCACGAAGTCGCCGGTCGACTGGACGCCGGGCACCGAGATCACCGAGGACGGCGAGGCGATGTCGCCGTAGAGAATGACCGCGCCGCCGTACTTCTTGACCAGCAGCAGTTCGCCCACCGAGATCGACCCCCAGGCCCCATACCCCCACGGCGTCTCGGCCCCGAGGATCTCCATCTGGTCGCCGTAGTCAGACGACAAGGGCGGGTCGGTGAAGTTGATGTTCTCGTTGGTGTTGATGCCCCCGCCTGCGGGCCAGGGGTAGTCGATTCCGCTCAAGACCTGGACTCGCTCGCCGTAGACAACGACCTGTCCGGTGGTCGAGGAGTGCCCGACGATGAGGTCTTGGACCGCGAAGGCGGTCGGAGCGAGGAGCGGCGGGTAGACGTAGAGGTGCCCCGACACCCCTGCCGAGTCGGTCGACACCGCGCCGGGGAACACCAACACTGGAGGCGGGTTGCCCGATCCGTCCGGGGTCATGCGGGTAAAGGCGGGGTACGGCGCGCCGAAGATGCCCGCGCCGATAGAGGGGGCTGACTCGTTGAGGATGATGTTGGACGAGCCGGTCTTGGGCAGCGTCGACCAGCCGATCGAGTAGTGCGTCGTGCCGTCGTCACCTTCCAAGAGGATGATGGCCTCGGGGGTGTTCTGGTCGAGGCCCGGGTTCATGATGAAACCGGTGACGAAGAACTCGTTGACGGCGCCCGGGAACCCCGGCGAGTAGCCGAAGTCGGTCGTTTTGGCGGGGAGAGGCCCCAGCCCACCGTCCTTGAGCGCGGCGCAGCAGAAGGTCCCATCCGCGTCCGCCGCACCGATGGGGGCCGGGAGCAGGGCGTGGGCACCCGAGACGTAGGTGTTGTCGTAGACCCCTGCGGAGAAGTCGTCGATGAAGAGCCAGCCGTCGATCCCGCGCTCGCCCTGACCTGCGGGAATGAGGCCGTTGGTCATGTGCCGAGTCTACGGTTCGATGCCGCGATCAGGTGGGAATGTCGCCCCTGTCGAGAGCATCTCGCGCTGGCCGAGAAGGAGGCGCAGCGTGTTGAGCCGTGTCGTGATCTCGTTGATCTCGCCGCGGATCTCTATGACCTCGACCGCCTGGGCCACAGTGTCGCTCTGAGCGGCCTTGGTTCGGGCAGATACAGAGTCGGCCTCGGTGTTGTCGTAAGTGCCCCAGAACTGGCGCTCGCGGTCGGCCAGCGAGTGGGACAGGGTAATGTGATGGGCGCCCAGGTAGTCGGCCTGCCTGATGTACTCGGCCAGAAGTTCGTCACGACTGAGGCTCCCGTAATCGGCGGGGTTCACAGAGGCGGTCGGGCGCGGTCCTCTTGGGCCGGCGGGATCTCACCCTCCTCGGCCTGGGTTGCCGTGATGGCCTCGATGCGGTCGTTGGCGAGGGACACCTGGCGCTGGAGCTTCTCGAGCTCGGTGCGCAGGTCGATCATCCCCGTGGCCTCGGTCTCGTAGCGGTACGGGCTGGCCTCGGGTTCGTAGATCGGGAACGTCACGTTCTTGCCGTCGAGCGTGGTGACCTCGATCTTGGGCACGATCACCTCGTCGGGGTCCTTGTCCGGGAAGAGGTTGCGCGTCGGGTCGTTGCGGTCGCGCGGGATGTCGCGATAACGCATGGCCGACATCTTCTCGATGTGGCCCTCGTAGATGCCGTAGAGAATGGAGAGGCGGCGCAGTTCGCTGTAACGCTCGGGGATGACACCGGGGCGCTGCTCGCCGGGGATCGAGAACTGGTTGGTCACCCCGAAGGAAGAGCGCGGGTCGCCTAGGTACTTGCAGCACACCATGAAGGGGACCGGGACAGCCTTGCCCTTGGCGGGGAGCACCCACTCGCGGCGGCTGTAGCGCCAGGTGACCTCGTGGCCCGAGAGGTTCTTGACGAACAGCTGCTCGGACATGTCGTTGAAGGCCACGTCGGGGTCCGCGAACACGTTGGGCGCGACGTTGACCTGGACTCGGCCAGGTGCAGAGATAGGCACGGGGCAGTGCTCCTTGGAACTAGGTCAGCTTGACGTAGGCGTAGCACATGCCCAAGCCGCTGGACACGGTCACGGCCTGGAGGGCGATGCCGATGGTCTCGTTCGTGGTGCCGGTCACTCCACCCGAGTCGTGCGCCGCACCCGCGGTGCCCGTCGACTGGACGAGGGCGTGGCCCACCGTGGTCGTGTTGTCGATGATCACCTTGACGATCCCGTGGCGAACCACGCGGACCACCTGGCCGGTGACCGAAACACCCTGATCCCCGACCGTCGTGCCGTCGACGACGCCGACGATGAGGCCATCCGCGGTCGTGGCCGAGAGGGCGACCGTGGGGTGCGTCGGTGAGCCAGAGGCCCCCGAGGTCAGCCCGTTCCACGACTGCAACTCGACCACCGCACCGACACCGAGCTGCGGCGTGGTGATGTTGGTGCCGAGGTGCGTGGGCACCAGGTTGGTCAACGTCGTCAGGCTGATGTTGGGGTCGAGCGACCAGAAGTCATAGGCGTGGCCCGTCAGCAGTGCGCCCGGTGGGTTGTTCGCAAATGCTGGATTGGATTCGATTACGTCAGGCATCGGTGTTCCTTTCTAGGCTGCGAGGGCCGTGAACTTGCCCTGACGCTGTGGGTTCGTGCAGACGAGCTGGCAGTAGAGCTTCATGACGGCGGTCATGGCGTCCTGGTTCGGTGGCTTGACGAAGTCCTCGACCACGAAGTTGCCACCCTTGCCGACGATGAAGGTGAAGTACTCCTCGTTCAGCATGAACAGGTTGCCCTCGGTCCCAGTCGTCGGGATGTGGTCGTCGACGAGCCAGGGCACGTTGTTGAAGACGAGGTGGTCGAAGCCCGCGGCGGCGAACTGCTGGTCGCGCATACCGGGGGCGGTCGGGAACTGCTGGATCGTGACGTTGAGGTTCTGGTAGCGGATGTAGTTGGCCCGCGTCCCGATGATCAGCGTCGGTGCCCGCCCACCCGTGGTGCAGGAGCCAAAGAGATTGTTCAGGGCGTTGAGGCTCATCGTCGTGGTGGAGGAGTCCTCCTGGGATTCCAGCCAGGTGTTGCTCGATCGGGTCAGGCCGGCGTAGGTCGGGGCGACCGTTCCGTTGTCCACGGCGGCCAAGAGGCCCACCATCTCCTTGGTGTTGGTGCCGTCCGACCAGAAGCCGTAGGCCAGGTTGTCGAGCCAGTCGAGCTTGGCCATCTCGAACTGGGCGGTGAGGTAGTCCATCGCCTTCTCGTCGGACTCGGCCTGGTTGAGGGTCAGGCCGTCGACGGTGACGTTGTTGTAGAGCTGTGCCCACGGCAGCGATCCGTCCTGGACCACGTCGAAGGGGATCGTCTGGAGGATCTCAGGACCCGAGTACCACCCACCCGAGTTGGGCTTGGCGTACATCCACGGAACCTCGATCCACAGACCGCCCTTGATGACCAGCTTGTTGCGGGCCTTGAAGCGGAAGGTCAGCGGCGACGATGTGAACACCACGTCGGTGATGTACGGCATGAGGTAGCGGTTCGACAGTGATGTGAGGGTATTTGTGCCCCAGATCGGAGTTGCCATTGTCCTGGTCTACCTTCCTATTGGAGATCCGGGTCGGATCTCACGTCGTCGAGCATCTGTTTCATCAGCTCTTCTCTGGTCTTCGGCTTGGTGGAGCTTCTGCTGGTCTGCGGTGTCGAACCACCACTTCCCGAGAGGGCCGCTTGCTTGCCCTTACGGTCTTTTGACTTGTCGGGAACTGTAGTTTGCGCCTCACCCTGAGCGAGGGACCTCAGCTTGGGGTCACTCCAGAGCACCATCTCGAGTCCCTTGTCGAAGGCGGCCGAGATGGACCCCTCGGTGCGCTCGAGGCCGTCGACGATGTTGGCCTTGCCAGTCGCCTGGGCCACCTGGGCGATCTGGTCCTCGGTGAGATGCGGGTATCGGGCACGGAACGAGGCGACACCTGCTCTGAAGCCGTCGACCACCCTGGCGCGCTGCTCGCGCTCGGCCACCTGCTGAGCCTGGAAGCGCACCGCGTTGGCGTTCTTCTCCACCTCTTGGAGGTGGTTCCACATGTTGACCGTGGAGCGGTCCTCGGGGTCGATCCACTCGGGCAGGGGCGGGGCTTCGACCGGGGGTGCGAGGGCCTTGGTGACTCTCTCGGCCACCGCGGGGTCGGACTTGAGCCGGTCGTTGAGTTCGAGGAAGGCCCGCACGTCCGCGACGGGTAGCTGCTGGCCCTCGAAGTCGATGTAGCCCGGAGGGGTGAGGGGCGCGGCAGGCGGTTGTGGCGCCTCCTCACTGGCCTCCGGTCCCGGCTGGCTCGTTTCGCCGGTTTCCTCCGTGGACTCGGAGGTTTCTTCGTGCTCTTGATCAGATGCCCCCCCGTTTGGGTGGGCGATGTCCCCCAGCGCGGAGAGCATCATGTCCACCTCGGACATCTCATCGGGCACGGAGACCTCTGGGGCAGAAGTGTCGGTCACGTGTTCGCTCCAATCAGGCGACGCAGTTCATCGGGGCTCATCTGGGGCATACCGGTCGCGCCGGGTCCCCCTGGGGCAGGTGGTGGGCCGGGCGTGCCCATCATCGGGTTGGCGGCTCCGCCTCCGGGCGGTCCCATGCCGGCGCCCGCGGGCGTCCCCGCTCCGGGCGCGGCCCCTGGGGCTGCCCCGCCCCCGGGAGGCTGTGGCTGGCCACCACCGTGGCGGGCCATCTGGACGGTCACGCTGAGCAACTTGGACAGCCCTTGCGCGACCTGCGGGTTGGTGGCTTCGGGGGTGCCCATCGCACGCGTGATGGCCTGCGCCGCGTCCATTAACGCGTCGTTCAGGCTTTGCGTCCCTGCGGCCCCGCCCTTGGCTGCCACCTACAGAAGCTCTTCGTTCTGTGGCGGCGAGGGCATCAGCCGGTCCTCGTTGGTCTCTGAACCATACGAGCCCTTGGTGAAGCCCTGGATCTCGATCTTCACGTTGCCGCCACCCGAGGGCAGGACGGCGCCGTTCTTGATGCGGTTGACGCTGCCGGAGTTGTCGGCCATTTCATTCCCTTCGTTGGTGTGGTGGGAGGGGGGAGCGCATCATCCGTCGTCTCCCCCCTCCCGGTGTAAAGCCTGATTGTCCGGGCTAGTCGCCCGGCTTCCTAACGCTTGTGGCCCCGCTTGGAGTGCCGCTTGCCGCGACGTGCCATTTGCCTCACCCCCTTCTTCGATCGACGAGCATTTGAGAGCGATGCTGCGACGGCCTGGTCCTGTGGATGCCCCGAGTCCATCATCTCTTTGATGTTCCCCGAGACAGTCTTGCGGTCAGAACCGGCCTTGAGCGGCATGGAAGAACGCTACATCCGCCGAGTCTTGGAACGGCGGACGCCCCATCTGCGCATCTGGTGGGCCGAACCGGGTTTTCTGATCGGCCGCTTGGGCTTCACCGGCACTGGTCCTCGCCGTAGGTGGGGCCATCGGCGTAACGGGTGTTCTCGCCCGCCTCGTCCATGTCGACATCGGGGCGGATACCGCCGTCGAACTGGGCCATGACGCCGGTCTTGCGAGAGGCGACGGATGGATTCGGTCGGGAGACGGGGTTGTAGCCCTTTTCGGTCATGTGAACAGGGTACTCAGTGGGCGAGCCACCCGCTAGGACCCCTCAGTCAGCCCAGTCCTCCTCGAACTCCTCATTCGTCATGGGATGCTGGTCGGCACCACAGGTGTATTTGCCCACCATCTCTCCCCGCCAGTATTCCTTGGCCCCGAGCGGGTAGACCTCAGCTTGGCGGTTCTGCTCGTCCAGCTGCTCCTGGGACAAACCGTCATGTCGGGCCTACGTGTCCAATACCAGGTCAGTGACTATGGCCCGTGCCTGGTCCTCTTGCCTGGCCGCCCTTGCCAGCGAGCTCGGGGTGCTGGAGGATCATCTGCTCGTGGGCCTGCTCCGCGGCCTGCATCCTCGCCACGATCTGCTGCCAGTTGGGCAAGCGGTGGGCCTGGAGCACCGCGGTCTGGTCGACCATCTGCATGGCGGCCAGTGCGTCGACCTCCGCGATGCGTGCCTGGCGACTCGTCGGAGCACTCGCGCCCGCGTTGACGTTCAACACGAACTTGAGCGGCTCTTTGCCCTCCTCGGTCGGCGTGTAGAAGTGGTAGGCGGCGAGGCGCAGGGCCGTCTCTTCGCCTTCCCCCCCGACAATCGCGGTGATTCGCGGCACGTCGTAGTTGATGACTATCAGGTGGCAGAGCAGTTCGCCCACCCGGCTGAGCGTCTGCTCCATGATGCGTAGCGACGAGCGGATCGAGACGAACCCTGACTCCTGCACGGCCTGTGTCGTCTGCTGAGCCTGGCGCCCCGAGGGCTGCTGGCCCTTGGACACGCCAGAGAGGCCCGCGATGTTCTCCATGCGCCCGATCGAGAACTCGATCAGGTTGGGGATGTCGGTCGTCATCGGCGGGGGAGCGAGCCAGTCGGGCTTGAGGCCCTGCTGGGTCAGGTCCTTCTTGAGCGTCAGCCGTTGTCCGGGGCGGTTGATGATGGCGGTTCGGGCCAGCCCGCTGTTCTCGTAGTCCACGAAGATCGGATTCGACGTGAGCAGGACGTTGGACGCGCCGGCCGAGAGCAGCTGGTTTATGAAGAGCTGCAAAGGGGCGAGGTGCGAGACAAGCGCGGGTCCCCAGAACTCACCCATCTCGTCGTCGACGTAGCGCTCGTAGGGGTGGCGGTCGAGGTCCCAGAGGTCCTCTGCCGTCTCGTCTAGGAGCACGATGTCGCCCGTGAACACGATCACGCGCCAGCGGTCGGTCACGATCGGCTCGGGTTTCGGTCCCTTGGGGTCAGACGCCTCACGCTCGGTGACCACGTTCTCATGCAGCCAGCACTCGTAGACGTTGATGCCGCTGCTCATCACGTTCTTGACCGACGTGCCCTGGCCCGGCAGCCCGACGGCGACGGGGCCTTGGCCGAGGTTGAGCGGGATGCCGTCGCGTGAGTAGCGCGGGAAGTCCTGTTTCTGCGGCGACTGGTCCAGTTGCGTGCGGTCCCCGGTCATTACGGCGTCTTCGATCAGGCGTCGGTTGACGTTGGGGAAGCGCCGCTCGATCTCGTCGAGGCTCCACTTGTGGACCTCGAAGAGGTACTGGGCGTCCTTGAAGCTGGTCGCGTTGGGGTCGGGGTAGAAGGCCCAGGGGTCGACGCGGGTCAAACAGACGTTGCCGAGGCCGTCGTCGAGGCCCGAGTCCCAGCCCACCTTGAAGATGCCCGCGCCGTACATCGGCGCGTCCCAGAGCACCTTGGCGACTTCCGAGGCCCAGTGGTACACCTTGAAGTTGGTCCGCAGGAGGCACTCCAGCTGCTCGGCCAGCTTGACCTCGTAGTCGTGGAAAGTGGAGAACGGCTCGGACGCGGGGTCCAGGCCGAAGTTCATCTCCTGGTCGGTCATCCACGCCACCCGGGCGCGGAGAATCGGGTAGATCTCAGAGTCGCGCGGGTCGTCGGGGGAGCGTCCCCAGCGGTTCATCGACAGGAGGTAGTTGCGCCGCCACGTCTCGTGCTTCTGCATCTTGGCGCGGCGCGCCTGTTGGTACAGCTCGTAGAGGCGGCCCGTCAGTTCGTGGTCGGGCGACTCGGGCGCGGCCTCCAACTGGAGCATCGTTCCGCTCACAGGTCAGCCACTTCCTTGAGTTCGGCCTTGTCGATCCCCGCCGCTTCGTGGTCGTGGATGTCGGTCAGCTCGTAGTTGACGGTCATGCCCAACTGCTCGGACTGCCGGTCACTCGCCTTCTTGGCCAGCTCTGCCGCCTGGCGGCGTGAGTGGATCACGGTCCCGAAGGCGGGGTTGTAGTGATCCATGAGCACCGAGGCGTTGCGCCAGGAGAAGATACGCCGCGAGGGATCGCCGCAGTAGGGGCACTCCCAGGAGTCGCCGCGCTGGTTGAAGAGCTCGAAGTCGCCGTGGGTGGGACAGCGGTAACCGTAGAAGGGCATCAGTCGATCTCCCCGAAGGCTCCGGCCATAGCCTCCAACTGTACGGGTTCGTAGTGCTCGGGTGGGGTTTCTGCCATCCGCTGGTCGGTGGCCAGCCTTCCCATGCCGTAGATGGCCTCGAAGTTGACCGGGTTCTCGGTGACGGTCGTGATGACCCCGATGCCGAGCGCCATGACCGTGTCGTCGTGGCCGTCGTTGCTCGCCGGTCCCATCTCGAAGCCGTCGATGTTGATGTATTCGCGCATCTCGCGGTAGGTCACCGGGTCGTGGATCACCAGGTTGCGGTTGCTCACGTAGTGGATCAACTGGCCCATCATCCAGCCCTTGGACTTGGAGTTGGTGGACCAGCCGAAGACGTTCCCCCGCTTGTGCAGTGGGCGGTCGGCCATGCGCCAGCGCCAGAGGTTGGGGACCCTGAGGTGCTGGAGTACCCCGATGACGCCCAATCCCCCGCCCTCCATCTCGCAGTTGACCAGGGCCTCGTTGTACCAGGCGGCCAGGTCAGCGATGTGCTCGGCGAACTCGTTGTGCGTGGCCCAGCCCCGCCACACCGCCACCTGCTCGAAGTTGTCCCGGCGCAGGACCTGGATGCAGCACGGGTCGCCGTCCAGTGATCGGCTCGGGTCGGCGGCCACCACGTACTCGATCGGCTCGGCCCGCGCCGGGGTCTTGTAGACCTTCAACTCTCCGGCTCTGTCCATGTGGAACTTCAGCGTCCCGTTGACGTTCATCAGCCGGCCCGTCGAGCACCCCACCGTCTGGCCGTCGTCGCCCGTGTTGCCCGGTGGGAAGTAGCAATCGGCCAAGGCGTCGAGGGGGAACACGTTGCGACCGGTCGAGAGGAAGGCGACCTCGGGGGAGATTGGGTACTCCTCGTCGAACTTCTCCTCCGACCAGTTGTTGGTGCGTATCTTTCGTCTGCGCCACGCCACCTGTTCGAGGTCCACGTCGTAGCGTTCCATCATGTCGCGCTCGCGCGGGGTAAGCATCCGAGGCGTGATGTTGTGGCGCTTCACCCGGTACTCGGGGTGCTTGTTCCAGGCGAAGAACATGGGCACGTAGTCGGACTCGCCGCGCTCGGCCGCCATCCAGGTGTCGTAGAAGAACCCGCCAACGCCGTTGGCGGTCGACTCCAAGATGATGATCGTGCCGGGGCTCATCGGGACGGCCTCGTTGAGCGGGGGCATCAGCTCGTCGGCGTTCTCCCAGAAGGCGACCTCCGATCCGTGGACGGCGCGGATGGTCGAACCACGGCCGACCTGGGTGCCCTTGGCCGTTGCGACTCTGAAGTTGCTCAGTGTCTCGGCCCACGACAGCCGTCTGGCCGATGCTCGGGTCGTCGAGAAGAAGGCGCGCAGCGGCCACTGGTCCCACATCAGCTTAGCCATCTCGAAGATGGTCTCGGAGTTCTCCCGGTCCTTGGAGAGCACCAAAGCGTTGGTGCCGGGGAACAGGAAGCACCAGTTGAAGAGCAGCCCCTCGGTCGCGGTCGATATGCCCAACTGGCGGGCCTTCAACACGATGATGCGGATGGGCTTGCCCTCGTTGTACTGGCGTTCCACCTCGCGGATGAACATGCGCTGGGCCCAGGCGAACTCCCCGTCGAGATCGAGGTGTTCGAGCTTGGCCTCCTTGGACTTGATGGTCAGCCGTTTCATCCACGGCCAGAGGTTCAGCCTTTGCTTGGGCCGCACCACCTACTCCACTTCGTCGGTGATCACGAACGCGTTGCGGGCGTCCTCGTACTCCTGCGCCGCGGCCTCCAACTCCTCCTCGGTGATCTCGAGGTCCTGGACCAACTCGTAGAGAGCGGTGCGCCCCATCGACACCTCTTCGGGCGTTTGCCGTGCACTGACGGCCATCGCCTTGGACTGGAGCTGCATGGCGACCTTGGCCCGGATCTCGGGGCTGCCGTTCTTCAGCAGCATCAGCATCTCCTCGTAGGCCGCCCAGGTGAGGAAAGCATGGGCCTCGGCCAACTCGTCGGTGCCGTACGCCTCGCGGCGCACCATGCGGGCCACCTCTTTGATCGGCCCGGCTTCTATGTCGAAGGCATTGGCGATGGCAGTAGGGGGGACGCCGACGTTGAGCAGCCGGCGCACCACCTCGATCAGGGTCGCGGCGTCGATCTTGGCCCCGAGGGGCTTAGGTGCCACGGCGCACCGTCACCTGCACCGACATTGGGATGGTCTCAAGGATGCGGTGCAGCTCGTCGCGGTCCTCCCAGGCCACTACCAGCTTGAGGACGTACTCGTTGTCGCGGTTGGTCGACAACCCGCCGTTGGGGACATACGCCGAGAAGGTGGCCACGTCGGGGTCGATGAGCCGCTTGTGGGCCGACTCGGAGATGGACGCCTCAAGTGCTCCCCTGAGGGCCTCGCGTTCGAGCCGGGCCGCCTCGGTGCGCTCCTCCTCGAAGGACTGCGCGGCGACTATGAGCTGGTCAAGAACGTCGTCTGCATCAACGAGTCCTCCATCTGCTCCCTCAGGTAGTGCTCCTTGATGTGGTCTGGCATATCGTCCCAGCTGTTCACGTCCGTTGGCGAGGTCTCGCTCTCGCTCGGCTCGATCGACACTGGCTCTCTCGGCGGGGCTGAGTCCTTGTACCCAAGCACCAAGGTCATCAAGGTCTGATCCGTTTCGGTTTTCATCCTCGTCAAGGCTTCCAAGAAAGCCGTCGAGGCCCTCTCGGTCTTGGTCGTCACGAGCCATGCCATCCATCCCATCCCTGCCAGGGCAGCCGCCGCGAGGGTGGCGAGGCAGATGAGGGCCACGTTATAGGCCGGCCTTGAGCGTGTTGAGGAGGGTCTCGAGCTCAGCGGCCAGCGCGCGCAGGTCGTCGACGATATGGGCCGCGTTGGAGAAGTGGTCCTCCACCTTGGCGATGATCGGCTCGAGCGGGTTGGTCCGCGTGATCGGGTCGGTCACCACCACCCGGTTGCCCTGCTCGACCGAGGAGTCAATCCCCGCCACCACTCTCTGGGCGACGGCGTCGGGCACGGTCGATGGCGGCGTAGGTGCCTCGGGGGAGGGGGCGTCGGACGGAGGCGGGGATTCCGTGGATGGGGCAGGCGATTCTGAAGGTGTCGGCTCGGGGTCCGCAGGTGCAGATACGTCGGTCATAGTTCGAGTCCTCTCTCTCGGGGGTCAATGCTATTCCTTGGTCGCGTTCCAACAGGTGTATGGAACGTTGTTGGCCTGGTGCCAGTCGGTCGGGAAGTAGGTCAGCAGCCGAGACTGGCGGAACCGCGCCGTGATGGCGGGCACGTACTTGGCGAAGTTCTCGTCGCAGTAGTACCTGAACGACAACTCGTTCCAGTAGCTCACGTGGGTGGGGTCGCAGAAGGCCCCGCGTCCGTCCGTGCTCGGGGTGAGGCTCAGGAACATGCCACCGACCGCGAGGACCCGGTAGACCTCGTTCATCAGCCGCACCTTGTCGGCCACGTGCTCGATGAAGTCGACGGCGCGGATGACCCCCACCGAGTCGTCGGACTGCGCGGCCAACCAGTCCAAGATGTCGCCGTGGCCGAGGGCCTGGTCGATCGGCTCGTAGCCCTCGGGGCAGTCGTGCGCCCCGCCGAAGTCGTAACAGCGCCACCCCTCGCGCTGCGCCCAGGCGAGCGCGTTGGGCTGGATGTACCGGTCGTACAGTGCCACCGTTTCTAGCTGGATCTGAGCGTTGGTGGCTGGATCGCGTTGCGTATTACCCATTGTCCCTCAGATACCGTGCCGCGGCTTCAAGCCGCGCTAGGTCTTCGTCAAACTTGCCGATCCCTAAGTTGCATGGAGAGCACAACAGGCCACGGATTTTGCCCGTGACGTGGTCGTGGTCTATCTGGAGAAACCGCGTCCGTGACGCTCTGGGGTCCGTCGACCCGCAGATGGCGCACCGACCGTCTTGGGCCTCCAACAACCGCTCGTACTCTGCGATGTCTACGCCGTACACTCGCCGGTAGTTGCTACTGCGGCCCAGCTCCTTCATACGTTCAGGGTGTTCCTTGCGCCAGCGCTCCGTGGCATTTCTATAAATCTCTGGGTGCTCACGTTTATATTGGTTGTGATACGCCCGGTGGCAAGGTTTGCATTGAGCCTCTAGCCCATCCTTTCCACCCTTGCGCTTATGGAACTCGCTAGGGGGCTTGGCCTCGCCACATTTCGTACAGGTCTTCATCACCACATCCGCTGGAAGTAGAGAAGCTCGGGGATGCGGACGAAGGGTCCGGTGGCGTAGAGGCGGCACATGAGGTCGGCGTCGTCGCAGATCTCTCGGTTCTCGTCGTAGCCGCCCGCCTTGTCGTAGTGCGTGCGTGAGAAGGCGCGGACGTGGTTCGGCGCGTACCAGATGTAAGAGACGTTGTGCGGCGTCGGTGGCTTGGACTCGATGACCTGGTACTGCTCCTCGGTGCGATAGGTCCAGCCGTGGCCCTCGGCGAAGCGGTCGAAGTTCGGGCTGCCGTCCTCGTTGACCTGGGCGAAGTCCGAGTAGACCAGAGCAGCGTCGGGGTTGTCGGCGAAGGCTTGGACGATCTGGTCGAGGGCGTCGGGCGTCAACCAGTCGTCGTGGTCCAGCTCAACGAGGATGTCACCTAAGCACAGACCGACTGCCTGTTTCTTGAGCGCCCCGACCCCTTTAGTGGGCGCGTTGCCTCGGTCTTCGGTAAACGAATCGGAGTGATGGACGTGGACGCGGGGATCGTCGGGCTGGTCCCACGATGCTGTGCCGTTGAGCAGGACGACCCACTCCCAGTCGAGGTAGGTCTGGTCGAGCAGGGACTCGTAGGCCCGATCGAGCCAGCGAGAGTCGTGCGACGGAGTGAAGATGCTGAGCATGGGGCAGGAAGTGGCTCAGCCTTGGGCGCCCTGTGCTCCCTGGGCACCTTGGGCACCCGCGGCTCCTTGCGCGCCTTGCGATCCGGCCGTGCCCTGTGCCCCGGCGGCTCCTTGGGTCCCCTGGGCACCGGTCGATCCTTGCGCTCCCTGGACACCCTGGGCGCCTTGGCTGCCTTGCGCGCCTTGCGGGCCGGTCGAGCCCGCTCCGGTGTAGGCCGTGACGGCGACGATCAGGTCCTCGTAGACCTCACCGAGGCCCAACGAGGACGGCGCGGACCCGCCGAACGCGGTGACCAGGCCGGCGAGGACTTCTCCGAGACCGAGGGACTGTGGCATGACGGAAGGTTAGACCTGCCTCTCTCTATGCGGGGTGACCCTGTGCGCCTTGCGCGCCCTGTGAACCCTGAGCGCCTTGCGCTCCGGCAGAGCCTTGCGCTCCGGCCGAGCCCTGAGCCCCAGGGGAGCCGACGAGCCCTTGGGCGCCTTGCAGGCCACCTCCTTGGGCGCCCTGCGCTCCGGTGTGGCCCTGCGGCCCCTGGTGCCCGGTCGTGTACGCGTTGACCGCCGCGATCATGTCCTCGTAGAGGCCGCCCAGCGACGAGTCGGTCACGGTGCCCCCGAGGGCGACGGTCAGGCCCGCGAGCACCTCTTCGAGACCGAGCGACTGGGTGGCCATGCCCGAATCGTAGCGTCTGGCCTGTCACGATGGGTGGTATGGAGTTTTCTGCCCGGACCCCGTCCCTGCTCGTCGTCGACGACTTCTACACCGACCCTATGGCCGTGCGAGACTTCGCCCTCCAACAGTCCTACGAGCCGGACCTGCGCTACTACAAGGGGACGCGGACAAAGCCGTTCCTGTTCCCCTGGGTGCGCGAGGAGTTCAGCCGCCTCCTCGGGACTCCGGTCACGAGCTGGATCGAGCAACCCATGAACGGGGTGTTCCAGCAGACCCGCGACGTGGACCCGTTGGTTTTCCACGCCGACTCCCAGTCCTACGCCGGGGCGGTCTACCTGACCCCGCCGCAGTGCCCGGGGACCTCGTTCTGGCGCCACAAGGGCGGAGGGCGCCACCGCGGTATCCACGCCGTCTACGAGCCCGACTTCACCGACGCCTCGCGCTGGGACCTGCTCGACGAGGTGAGCGGGATCTTCAACCGCCTGGTGCTCTGGGACGCCAGCCTTTTTCACTCCGCCGCGTCGTATGGCAAAGAGCCGCGGCTGGTGCAGCTATTCTTCTTCGACGCGTAGCGTCGACGCTTGATCAGGTGATGCCGTAGAGGTAGGCGGCGGTGCCGGTGACGAAGTTGGACCCACCCACTAGGCTCAGGTCGATACGGGTGATAGCGCCGGTGTTGCGCCAGGCCCACTGTCCCTCGACCGAGAGCTGGTCGGCCGAGCTAGCCACACCGTCGATGTAGCCTGCTTGCACGAGACCGGACTTTTGGAAGGTCGTGCCGGCGTAGTGGTAGAAGTCGAGACGCGCGGCCGAGGACACCCCCGCCGTCGCGTTGGCGGCTGGCACCAACCAGTTGACGTTGGTCCCCGCGATGGTCGACGCGTTCGACGGCGAACCGGTGCCTGACGTGAACACCCCGGCCGTGTCGTAGTTGCCGCCGGTGTCCGAGTTGACCTGCATCTGCGCGGTGTCGGATTCGGCCGACTTGGCCGAACGCGCGACGAGGACGAGTTGGAGTTGGTTGAAGCTCCCCGAGATCGAGGTGAAGCTGATGGTCGCGGCAGGGGACCCCAACACCTGCGCCGAGATGAGTGTGACCGCCCCGCCACCTGCGCCCTGGGTCCCCTGAAAACCTTGCGCGCCCTGGGTCCCCTGCGCACCGCCGGTGTTGCCCTGGAAGCCTTGGTTGCCCTGGTTGCCCTGCGCCCCAGTGCCAGTCGCCCCTTGGACACCCTGACTCCCCTGCGCCCCGGCTGAGCCCTGCGTTCCTTGAAACCCCTGATTCCCCTGTGCGCCGGTCGCACCTTGCGCCCCTGCGCCCTGGGTCCCTTGAAAACCTTGCGCGCCGGTCGCACCTTGCACGCCCTGAGGGCCTTGGTTGCCCGTGGTGCCGGTAACGCCCTGATGGCCCTGCGCGCCCTGGGGTCCCGTACCCCCAGAACCCTGTGTTCCCTGGGCGCCTTGGAGTCCTTGGAATCCCTGGTTCCCCGAGTTGGTCCCCTGGAAGCCCTGCGCGCCCTGGGTGCCCGTCGTCCCTTGCGATCCTTGGAAGCCCTGGTGGCCCTGCGATCCGTTGGGGACGACCGCGATGAGCGCCTCGTAGAGCTCGCCCAACCCACCCGATGGTGGAGGTGAACCGCCGAAGGCGACGACGAGGGCGGAGAGGACCTCCTCGAGACCGAGACTCTGCGTCACGTCATACCGGTGTAGCCGTGATGAGGTAAAGGGTGGCTGAGCCTTGGGTCGACCCCGGGTCCGCCCCTGTCGGAGTCCCGTCTTGGGACACCACGACCTTGATCGGGTCGGTGGTGGCGAAGCGTCCCGGCCAGATCGACGGGCCGATACCTGCTGGGTCCGATGCCAGCTTGAACCCCGGGCCTGCTCCGTTGACCTCGAGCATGTACTGGGCCATGTTCACAACGGTCATCGCGGCCGAGATCGTCGTCGCACCGGCACTCTGGAAAAGCCCGTTCGACACCGTGTCGCCGGGGTCGTCCATCAAGATCACCATCGTCGGGTCAAGGACGTGGAAGAAACCATCGGCGTCGGGGAGGAACAGCCCCACGTCGCCCCTCGGGGTCGTCCCGTTCCACGCCGTGTCGATGAGAACCCAGGCGTCGAGAAGAACGTCACCGATGGTCGGCGTGTAAAGGGACGCCCCGGTCAGGATGTTCGCAGTGTTGAAGGCGAACGCGAACTTACGCACAACCGGGCTGCCTGAACCACCACCTCCGCCGCCCTGCGCGCCTTGATGGCCCTGTGCGCCTTGCGCACCGCCTGAACCGCCGACCCCGCCCGCGCCGGCCATTCCGCCTGTGGTCCCTCCGATCGGCATGGGTGAAATCTACCTTTCCGCCCGCGTCTAGTTCGGGACCAAGATGACGGTGCCGGCCGAGCCGTTGGTGATACCACCGCCACCCGCCCCGTTTGACGTGCCGTGCGCTCCACCGCCCGCGGTGATGGTCTGGCCGCTGATCGCTCCACCAGAGACCGAGCCCGAGACGACGATGACCCATCCTCCGCCTCCTCCGCCTCCTCCGCCCGTGCTCCCGGTGCCGAACCCGTTCCCGCCGGCGCCGCCCGTCGCGGTGATCGACCCCGTCCCGGCAAAGGCTTTGGCCGACACGAGGACGATGCCGCCACCGCTCCCGCCTCCCCCTCCGCCGTTGGTGGCGTCACCATTGCCGCCACCGCCGCCTGCACCGCCTTGGAGGGTGGTGGTCGTGTTGGCCCCCGAGATGAGCTTGCCCAGGATCGCAAGAGGGGAGAACCTCGGCGTGCCCTGTGTGGCCGATGGTGCCAAGACGTTGCCGCCCGCCCCGCCGCCGGTCGACGAGCCCTGGCCGCCGTGTCCTCCCGCCCCGCCCAGCCCGGCACCGGCCGAGTTGTTGGTCCCGCCGTTCGCCGTCCCGCTGACCACCCCAGCCCCGCCGGCCGTCCCCACGTTGGACGCCGTGGAAATAGTTCCACCGGTGCCGGTCGAGAGGGCCGCCCCCGCGCTGCCACCGGCCGCCCCCGTGCCGTTCCCGCCAGGGTTGCCGTTCCAGGCGATGATTCCGTTGTTGGTGAAGGTTCCCTGGCAGAAGAGGCGGAACCCTGCGGGGACAATGGTGATACCGCTGTTGAGCGTCGAGCTGGTCAAGAAAAGGTCGCGGGTGAGCGTGTAGACGCCGTTCACGTTCGAGCTCGGGTTGGGCGCGATGCCGAGGATGGTGGTCGTGCCGTCGAAAGTCTGCGCGCCGTCCGAGCCGTCACCGAAGATGGCAAGGCCGGTGTCGAGAGCGGCACCCTGAGAACCCTGCGCCCCCTGTGCGCCCTGGCTTCCCGCCCCCTGTGCGCCCTGCGCTCCCTGGGGTCCTTGAGCTCCCGTGCCGGTTGCCCCCTGGTTGCCCTGTGCGCCCGTCGATCCTTGTGAGCCGGCTGAACCTTGTGAGCCCTGGAAGCCCTGGGAGCCTTGGAGACCGGCCTGGCCCTGTGCGCCGGTCGAGCCTTGGGCGCCGGTGGAACCCTGTGCGCCCGTCGCGCCCTGTGAACCGGTGGAGCCCTGGGTTCCCTGGAGGCCCTGGAACCCCTGATTGCCTTGGGCACCCTGGAGACCGGTACCGGTTGCTCCTTGGGCGCCCTGGACTCCCGCACTGCCTTGTGCCCCTTGGGGTCCCTGGGGGCCCTGCGAACCACCGCCTCCTCCGCCTCCTCCGCCGCCGGCCCAGCCGGTGGTCGTACCGCCGATCGGCACCTAGCCCCCCGAGATCATGAGGTGACCGCCGTCGTTCCACAGGTGGTTCAACTGGTGCGGGTCCTCAGTCGGCAACGCGGAGACGACGATCTGGCCGAGCGCGAGTTGGCCCGCCGGTCCTTGCGCGCCGGGTTGGCCCGCTGGCCCCGAGCTTCCCTGCGCGCCGACCGAGCCCTGCGGACCCTGCGGACCGAGGTCGCCCTGCTTGCCGTCGAAACCTCTGTCACCTTGGGGGCCCTGCGGTCCACTCGCGCCGTAGCCAGCGGGGACCGTCCCTGCGACGATGCCGATGGTGGTGCCCGGGATGGGCACGGCTATTGCCTGAGAACGAGAAGGCCCACCCCGACGTTCGATCCCGAGATGACCGCGTAGAGCGAGTCCGAGCCGACCGCGTTGTACGCCATCGTGGTGGGACCGAAGATGGCACACCCCGTGGTGTCGACCGCGGAGCCGCCGAAGTAGACCGTCGCCCCCGAGGGCAGGCTGATCATGATCGGTAGCGCGTCGCCGGCCTCGTGGGCGGGGAAGATGTTGGCGGCGGGGTTCGAGATCTTGTTGTACGTCGGCTCGTCGATCACCTCGAAGATGAGGGTCGGGCTGGTGGTGACGGTGACGGTCTGTCCGACTGCGGCCATGTCGGGATATTACCTAGCCGCGCTATTGCCAGGGGCGATGCCCGCTGAACGAATCGCACACGTCCCAGGCGTCCAAGCGTCCTTGGACGATGAGGCACCCGCCGCCCGAGTAGTGCTGGCACTTGCCGCAGCGGATGGTCTCGGTCTCAGCTCTGCGAACCCCCGCCTCGAACTGGTCGGCCTTGGTCATGCCACAAGGCTAGACCCCGGACATGCAAGGAGCCCGGCCATTGGCGTAGACCGGGCTCAACTTGCTAAGAGCTTCTAGGGAAGCCTCTCACACAACCGGCGGACTTTCGCTGACACCGGCTCTTGACAACCTAACCCATCGGCGCGACAAATGGAACCCTACGCCCTAGGACTTTCGCAATCCCAGGACGCAGACCTGGGAGGGCTATATGAGAACCCGCAAAAGGGCGGTCCCGAAGGACTACACCTTCGCAACGCCAGTCAAGACAACGCGCTCTGACGGCACGGTCGAGACCAAAGCGCCACGGGGCTTCCGCGCCAAGCACCCCTATTGGTGCCTGTTCTGTCGGGCTCGCATCCCCGCCGGTTCGATCGTCTGGTGCCCGGCGCCCCGCAAGGCCGCCCACATGAGGTGTCTCGGCCCCTGAGGTTTGTCCACAGGTGCCGGATCTCAGGCCGAACCCCCCTTCACCGCCCGCTGGGGGCCTCCGATTCCAACCGGCAGACTCATTTTTCGACGGACCCAAGGGCCTGGGGTGTTGCCTTTTTTCCGGAAGGACGGTGCCCCCCATTCCGCGGCGCCCCCCAGGGGGCTTGCGGGGCTAAAAAACTTTCGGCCGGTGTGAGTGGGATACAAGCGGTTCAGGGCCAAAAATTCTACGAAAATGCTGGTGGATGACGCTTCACTCTCTCATCCCAGCACTGCTCTGAGGGCCAAATGGGCCCGCCTGACCAGGGGAAACGGCACAGAGGGCAGGGGCGGATAACAGTGACAGGTCATCCCCCCTCGTTATGTTAAGTCGGAGGGAGGGAGCGAGCAGCACACGACCTCAAGCACGCTTGACCTTGTGACCAGCATGGCTGATACAGACTGTCGGTCTGTTGTGCTGGCAGGCTGAGCTCAGTAGCGCCGTGGTGAAGCGCCGGCACGCTCGAGAACCTTGCGACAGACCCTAGACAGCCGTGACCCGATGGGATACACTGAGGGGGTCGGGTGACAGGGCCCGGCTTAGAGGCAGGGGAAACAAGACATGGCTATTGAGGCTTACCGAGCTGCTGACCGTTACCCGGGCAACGAGCCTGGGCCGGAGTCCACGGTCTTCGCCGCGCCCGAGCAATACCCGCCGACTCGGCTTACTCGCTTCGATGGTGTGCCGTGCGCCTTCGGTTGTGGCGAGCCGTCGCATTGGATGGTGCTCGGCTACGACCAGCGCGGCACGTCTGGCACGGCCGTGTGCGATGGCCACCGCGACGCTGTTCTCGCCAGGGAAGCGACGTGGATCTGATACGCCACTGGGTAAAAATCCCCTTTACACAGGGACTTGTGAGCAATCTGTGCTCAGTCGCAATCGGACTGGCAGTTGGTTGGTTGCTCTGGCACGCATAGATCGCCCCTAACCAGTAGATCCCTGTCTCCTGGCAGGGGTTGAGCGAGTGGCCCCGGGACCGACACCCAGGATCATTTCGCGTTCGGAGACTGCCCGATTTGCCGGCCTGACTTCCGTTCACCAAGGTCCTCACATTTGTTGCAACATTGTTGCGTTGGTGTGTACACATTGGAGCAACCCGGGTAATACTCTGTGCATGGTTCTGTATCAGCAGGTCTGGAGCACCGAGCTCGAGCGCTACCTCGAGGACGAGCTGTCGCTCTGTGACTGCCTACCGTCGACCGTCCGCGAAGGTCTGGTGCTGCGTCAGCCGTCCCTGTTCGGACCTGAGTGGGACGACCTGGCCGAGAGCGCCTAGGAAAGTCCCTGGTCGGGTTCTGTACCTAGCGTCCACGCGTCAGGATTCAGCGGCTCCTGCGCCATTCTGGAGGGCGTCCGAGAGAATCCGCTCCACTGCCAGCAGTTCTTTGACCGCATCGTGGCCCCGAATCGTCCAATAAGCACGCGCCATCTCCGAGCGCAGCCGTTCGTTCTCGGCCTTGAGCTTGCGCCTCACACCGCCACCCAGGCGGTCGCCTTGCGACCTGAGCGGGTGCGCCGGCTGATTCCGCCGGCCTTGACCAGCCCCATATCGACCAGCTCGATCCGTCGCGGCCTCGACGTGTTGGCGTTCATGCCTGTCAGCTCGGCTATCCGCTCGTCGGTGATAGGCCCGTGCTCGCGGATGCAAGCAAAGACCCGTTCGCGCGGGGCCTCGGTCTTGCCCAACATCGACTCAGCTGCCGCCACGCTGGTTGCGCTGTGACGCTGCGCCGGTGGCTGGTGGAACAGGTCTCTCTGCTCGATCACGAGAACACGTCGTCCCTGGTGTCGGCCAGGGCCCTCGCTCGAGCGTTCGCCAAGACGGCCGCCAGGTCGTCGGGGTCCACCGTCTTGCCGTGGTTCAGGGCGTGGATCACGGTCGTGCGGTGCCGTGCGAAGTGGCGCGAGATCTCGGCCTTGGTGAATCCGAGCTCAAGACAGGCTGTGTAGGCACACCGCCGTGCCGCCACCCGGTTGCGTGTCGTCGCCGGCTCGGCCGGGTCGACCCCGAAATACCAGGCACACGCCGCGGCCACGTCGGTCATGCGAACCCGCCTCACTTGAGCAGCGCCTCGATCTTGTTGCGAGACCCGACAACGACCCCGTTGCCGCGGTTCAGCTTCTCGCCACACGCGCATTCAGCCAAGCACGACAGACCTGAGCCCTTGATCTCATAGGTGTGCTGGTGCTCGCTTATTTGGTTTGGAGTTTCCCCAGGTGGGAGCGGATTTTCCGTCACGCCCACCTCGATCCGACGCACTTGTGGAAGCAGGTCCGGTTGTGCTTGGCGCAGTAGCCGTCATACGTGGCCCGGCGCCAGCAGAACGCCCCCCACCAACCGTGGGAGATGTGGCAGCAGTGACCCGATCGACGGATGAACCGCTCGGCGAGACGCTGAGGATTCTCCACCACGACATCCCAGAGATTGCGGGTTACTTCCGCGCGAGTAGCGCCCTGATCAGGCATCGAGTACCAGCGCCCCTATCCCCGCTCCAATGCAGATCAGGAACAACCCCGCGGGCCACAGTGCTATGTGTGCCCATAGTGGATTTGGGAGCGTGATCGCGCATACCCAGCACGCGACCCCGCCAGCGATGAAGGCGAGAATGGGCACGGAAATCACAACGACGAGCACCAGGAACGCCATGCAACCGCCAGCAATCTCGTACCAGCGTATTTGATCTGCCGTAGACTGAGCCTTCGCAGGCAGACGCTCCGTGGTGACCCCCTTCGGGGGGTTGCTGCGCGTCGGGGGGACTTGCTGCGAATCATCCATCAGTAGTCGCTCCCGCCTTCTGCGAGCCGGACACGCGCCTGGCGCCACCGTTCCAGTTCTTCCCGGTAGCGGTCACCCGTCATCGACTCGTCCACGGTGACGGCGTAGTTGAAACCGGCGTCCCAGCCGCCGCTGGCACCGTTGCCCGGCCTTGTGAGCGTGCCGTCGATCAGCACGTCATTCGCCAGGTTGCGGAGAGCGACGCTCAGGCTCTCGGCGTCATCAGCACCGATCTTCAGCCGAACCTCAATGTGCCGCTGCCTTGGCGGCTCCACGTCTTCGTCACGGACAACTTGATTCGATTCATCCGCGTCCCGGTGGTCGCCCTCCAGCCACTGGCGCTCCGTGGGCATCCCCTCACCATCAGTCATGGTCCCTCCAATCGGAGCA